TTAATCTTTGTAAAATCAGCAAGCGGTTTAAAGTTATAATATTCAGGCATCACTAAATTACCCATTTGCACTAATTCAGCTGGTAAAGGTCCTAAAACTAAATCACTAAAAACATCGCCTAATCCTTGTCCATCACCGCGCCAAGGTGTAGCAGTTACGCCCAAAACATAAACCTTATCGCCGTAAAAATCTAAAATATCTTTCCATGTTCCCGCGTTGGCGTGGTGCGCTTCATCAATAATAAGTAGGTCGGGCGTTGGTACTTCGCTAAGTCTATTTTTAAGGCTTTGAACGCTGCAAACCTGCGCAGGTAAATAATACTGCTTTGGTCTATTGCCTGCTATAAATCCATGCTTTAAACCGTATCGCCTGCAACGTTCTGAAATCTGATTCACTAAGTTTTTTTTATGCACTAAGAAATAAACTCGCTTACCTTTTGATATTGATTCTAAAGCCATATAAATAAACGTTTCAGTTTTTCCACCGCCTGTAGGCAATACAAACAAAACTTTTTTGTTACCGCTTTTATAACTCTCTCTTATGTCGCTTACGCTTTTCGATTGATATTGCCTTAGCTGTATTGTGTTCATTTTCCAAGTCGTTTAAAACATTCATAAGTTTAAAATAAATAACCAATGTTTGTGGTTCTACGGTTTTCCAATGTTCTAAGGTTTGCCGCCCAACATCGGCACGCCTGCATAATTCCGAAATACTGATGCCTAACATGTCGCATCGAATTGATAAATTTTCAAATGTTTTCATATTTTTTTAAATAAATTGGTAAGATAATAAACATGATTCTAATGGTAAAATAATTTGACCAGCTGACCACTTATCATATACATCAATAATCATAGTGTTTTCTGTGTCATCTTTTTCAATAACAGTTAGAAAACTTGCACATAATAAATAGTACTTTTTAGTTTTGAATTTTAGTTTGACTTTCATAAAATTTTTATTTTTTTGTTTAAATGTGTTGCAAAGTTAAAAACCTTTTTTAAATTTGTGCTATTATTTAATAAAATATTTTAAAAAATTATGACAAACCAAGAGTATCACAGAAAAACTGAGTACATCAGTAAATCATTATTAGACTTAGTACATAAGTCACCAGCGCATTACAAAGCCTATATAGAAGGCGAAAAGCAAGCGCCAACATCCGCTATGAATTTAGGTAGCTTAGTTCATAGCGTTGTATTTGACCAGGATAATTACGCTGTATTGCCCGAATGCGACCGCCGCACTAAAGAAGGTAAAGCTATTTATGAATCATTTATGGCAGATAATGAAGACAAAGAAATATTTGTATCAGCTAAAGATTACGAATTAGCCGTAAACATTCGAAACGCTGTATTAGCGCATCCTAAGGCGGCATTACTATTAGAACAAGGACAAGCGGAAACTTCATTTTGGGGTAGAATATCTGATATGCCTGCAAAGTGTAGAGTCGATTTTCTAAACACAAAGTATAACGTTTGCATTGACCTTAAAACAACGGCGAACTCAGCACCACACGAATTTGCTAAAAGCATCTACAATTACCGTTATCATGTCCAAGCGGCATTCTATATGGACCTAACAAAGGCTGAACGCTTTATATTTATAGCTGTAGAAAAAGAAGCGCCGTTTAATGTGGAACTTTACGAATTAGATAATGACGCTATCGAACGCGGGCGGCAAGAATATTTAGCCGATATAGAAACGCTTAAAAAATGTAAGGAATCAAATAATTTTCACGGCTATACAACAGATAACAAAATACATATTATTTCACTGCCTACGTGGGCTAAATAACTTCAAACCATGCAACAATTAACAAAACTGCCAACACTTCAGGAACTATTAGTAGAAAATGAAGACAGCCTAAAGCAAAACGCGCTAACCGTATTATTGAATCAAGACCCGCCCGCAAAGTGGTTAGTTCAGCATCCGATGATTCGCGATTACCGATACATACCTATTGAGAAAATCGAATATCTTTTAACGCGTATTTTTGGTAACTTTAACGTAGAAATACGCGGCACTCAGATAGTAGCTAATTCAGTAGTTGTAACGGTACGTTTACACGTAAATAACCCGATAAGCGGCGAACCAATGTGGCAGGATGGTATAGGCGCGGCACCAATACAAACTGATAAGGGCGCTGGTGCTACCGATTGGAATGCCGTAAAAACCGATGGCGTGCAAAAAGCCGCACCCGCTGCCGAAACATACGCCATTAAAGATGCTGCCGAAAAGTTCGGTAAAATATTTGGGCGCGATGTTAGCCGAAAAGGTTCGATGAATTATACTGATTTGCTGAAAAAATCAGTGTTTAATGATGAATTAGAAAAATAAAAGTGTTATATTTGTGCCGTTGATTCGGTCTCACATTATAGAATCATAAAATTATCAATAGCCTTGCATGAAATAGGAAGTGAGACCCCTATGGACTGTAAGGCTATATTTTTTTAATATTTTTATATTATGATGCAAGTTAAAGTTAAAAGAAAAAACGGTGAAATTTTGAAGTTCATGGTTGATGATGAAGATTTTTTTAGTGTTGTAGATTACAAATGGTATTTTAGAGAAAACAAGTTTATAAACTATCAAGGTAAATTCTTACATCACTTACTTTTTAACCATAAAAATTTTAATAGAAAGTACCGTTTAGGCTTTAAAGATGGCAATATTTTTAATTATCAAAGAGATAATGTAGTTTTTTATCATGGAAAATTTGATAATTAGAAAATAACATTTACTTTTGCATTGCCAGCGGCTTAACCGCTTAACCGCTGTTCAAAAAAGTTCAGCGGTTTTTTATTTGAAATTGTAACATACGTAACTGAAACGTAACTTATAAAATGCTGATTTACATAGCTTGTTACGTTTGTTAACATTGTTACGCACTTACGCGCATATATTTTATTTAAAAAAAAATTCATTATATATATGTGAATAGGTGTAACATTGTAAACAAGTGTAACATACTATAATAATCAATACTTTACATGTTACAATTATGTTACTAATGTTACACTTAATAATAATAATATAAATAATAATACTAATAATAATATAGATATAGGCTTAAAACGTATTTAAACGGCATTTTAAGACATTTTTATATTAAAGTGGTGTGTATGTATCAAAACTTATTAAAAGTTTCTTAAAACGAAAATATGAAGCAAATAGGCAGACCTTTAAAACTTAATACGCCTGAAGAATTAGAAAAAAAAATAGAAGCATATTTTAATTATTGTGATTCAAGAACGCGAATAAAACATTTAGCAACTAAAGATGGTATTCATGAAGTTGTTGAACAATGGCCGCGACCTTATACGGTTGAAGGGCTTGCAGTATTCTTAGATACTAATAGACAGACTTTATTGAATTACAATGAAAAAGAGGCTTACTTTGACATTATTGAGCGCGCCCGCCAAAGAATTTTAGCTAACAAAGTTGAAGGCGGTTTAGATAGAACCTATGATTCTGGCGTTGCAAAATTCATGCTTATAAACAATTACGGTTTGAAGGATAAGCACGAAACAACCGAAGACGATAAAAACATTAACATAAACATTCAGTACCCACCTGATAAGTAGTGCCGCGAAATATTGATATAACACTATACCGACCGCATATAGGGCAGCAGCGTATTTTAAATAATAAGCGCCGTTTCAATTGTATAGTGTGTGCGCGTAGATTTGGCAAAACTGAATTGATTACATCGGTTGCATTACCGCTTATAAGCCCTGCAGTATTCGAAGGTAAGTTCGTAGGTATATTTGTTGATGACTTTAAAGACTTCGCGCAAAGCTGGGCAAAGATAGTTGATACCTACAAGCTAAGTAATGAAGGCGGCATTATAAGCCATAAAGATGAAACATCAAAGATAATGCAGTTCTTAAATGGCGGCGTTTTAGAAGTATGGTCCATCGGCGATGAAGGGCGAAAAGATAAAGGTAGGGGCCGCAAATATCACCGCGTTATTTATGAAGAAACGCAAAAGATACCATCACATATATTAGAATACCATTGGAAAACCGTTGCCCGCCCTACCTTAACTGACTTCAAAGGTGAGGCGTTTTTCATTGGTACGGCTGCAGGCAAAGATAACTATTGGTACGAATTATGCCGCAATGGTGCTATCGCTGGTAACGTTGAACGTAACTGCTATGGCGATATTGATTTACCTCAAAGCGAAAACGGTTCTGAAAGTTGGATAACGTTTAGAATGGAAACAACCGATAACCCAGCCATTGACCCTGCCGAGGTAGCAGATGCAAGCCGTGACCTGGACCGCTTAACGTTTGAACAAGAGTATAAATCTGTATTTGTTGACTATTCAGGTGAAGCATGGGTTTATGTTCTAAAGGACAAAAGCATTCAGCAAAAAGTATTTCAGCCATCTAAAAAAATTAGTTGGGAAACTGAGCAGATTTATGTTAGTTTTGACTTTAACAAAATACCTATGACCGCGGCGGTAATGAAAAAAACCGTATTGCCGCCCGACATATCAGCACGTTCGCGTTATCGCTATGGTGTGCACATCATTAAAGAATTTAAGATAGGTAGTGAAGAACGCGGTGAAGCATCAATTTACGATACATGCCAAGCGTTTAGGGAATGGGTATTTACCGAAACAAATAAAAAGATAGGGCGCTGGTCCGATACTGCTATTTATCCCTGTACTATACCGCTACTGATTACAGGCGATGCGAGCGGCGATAGGTCCGATGGTAGGCAGCGCGTTTCTAAAACCTACTACGAAATTATTCAGGAAGAACTGCAACTACCCGCGCGGTTTTTTGTAGTGCCTAAATCCAACCCATTACACGCTGAATCATACGTTCAAACAAATACTATTATAAGCATGTGCCCTGACTTTCAGATTTATGAAGATAAGTGCCCGGGTTTGCGTATGGACTGTTTACGTATCAAATCAGATAACAGCCGCCGAATCATCAAAGGCAAAGGCGAAGAAAGGCAGGCTGACTTATTAGATAATCTTAGATACTTGCTTAACACGTTTTGCCAAGATATTAAACTATGACCATCTCGTTGAGACCAACGAAATGCTAACCTTAAACTATGACCCATGATTTACCGCCCCAAAATTAAAGTACATTCTAATGCAGAAATAGAATATTGGAAAAACCTAATAAATGATAAGCGCTATCAGCACAAAACGATGCAGCGCTGGTTAGTTGTTTCAGATGTTCACAGGCCGTTTCACAATCAGATACTATGGCAAAAGCTACTAAGGCTAATAAGCGAATTAGGCACTAACCTACACGGCATTGTATTAGCCGGCGATTACTTAGATTTATATACATTAGGTTCTTATAATGCTGAATCTTTAGCTAACTTATCAGGGCTTACATTACAGGATGAATATATTGATGGGCTGCAGGGTATTGACGACATTAACAGCGCGTTCAAAGGTGCTAAAAAATATTTCTTATTTGGCAACCATGAAGATAGATATTTTAGGCATATCAAAGAAAAGGATAACGCGAAATACGGCGGCGCACTTATTAACCCAACTGAAGCGCTATATCTTCATGAGCGTGGTTGGGAAGTTAAAACAGATTGGCAGTCCGACTATTTCACATTAGGAAAACACTTAGAT